ATACCTCTAATATTTATTCCATAACGGATAATTTCACTTCTACGATCAGTTCCCATTCCTTGAACATTTGTATCATGTTTTTTATAAACGTTTAAAACAATACCTCCTAATGAATAATCGCTGTTCAGTTCGGTTATAAACTCAATTTCAGCATCAAAAACATTTGCCAGCGAAAAAAGCCGAGCTAAAATAGTCTCAGTTCCTTCCCATTCATGAGTTATTCTTTTGTCACTTACCTCATTTATCCCAATTTCAAACACCTGATTTTCAAAGTTAAACGCTCTAATGTATTCATCAAAACTTAAAGCATTACTTGCTTTATAAGGTCCGGTTTCTTCATTAGATAATTCCAATGAAAGACCGTAAGCGGTAACTTTAGTATATTTTTCATTACGCTCATTATTTACAATATTGCAGTAATAACCTTTGTTTTTATATACAAAAGAAAGTTTATTACCAACAGTAAGGAACTTAGAATCATCGTGATTTGATAATGTTTTGAATGAGTATGTATAAGCTGATCCCGACAAATAGGTGTGCAGTTCATCTTTATAATAGTGCATTGCCTCATCAATTGTATTATCTAAAAAAATACATACGTTATCGTATGCATCTAATACAGCAATTCTGACATTGTCCATTATATCCACGCCTCTCTTACACGTACTTTCACTGTCGGTTTTGTTTTAGTCCATTCACTAACAACAAATTGAATTTTTGTTTCACCAGAATCAGCTTTAAAATATTGACTCCCCAATATTTCATCGTTTGGCCGATACATACCATTAACATAGAATTTTGAGCTTTCACCATCAATGACACATACATCATTTGGCTGATAACGATTAGGTATATCTTTCCATTTTTCAACATTCATTTTATCAAATACAAAATCATTTACGCCCATGTAGGTCATAAAACTTGAGCCACCACGATTACCATATTGTTTTATAGCAATTTGTATTTTTGTACATTCCATATTTTCTACTTCAGGAATAATATAAGACGGGTATCCGCCCCAGTAGTAAAAGGTTAGCCTATTACCCTCTTTTCTTAGATCACAATGACCCCAGTCCCAATACCATGGATTTTGATTTCCAAGGTGACTTGTAGTATATGAGTAGGTGTGTAATACTTTCCCATTGGCCCATAATTCATAATTTCCTGTATTACCAGTTGTATCGGTTTTGTACCAACATACCCCAGCGATAAGTTTGTTGTCTTCGGTAAGCCAATTTATGCACATTTCACCCGTTTGTCCCATCAAACCAGCATAAAAAATAAGGTGGAAATATGAATAAAAATTTTTAGCACCTTTTCTTCCTTCAGAATCGCTGGGAAGTATAAGAGTACGTAATCCACCGTTAGAACTCGAGGAGATAGGACCGGAAACACCAAGAGTTAAAAAGGTCTGATCAAACCAAGTACTAGTACCCAGCGTTCCTTTTACACTATGCGAAGGATGCATATAATCAGTACCGTTAGTATCGTTTGGTAAATTTATAAAATCCCATAGTGTCCCCAGCCTTTCATTTTGTTCATAAGGCTCTTTATCAGCTTCATCAATTTTTCCAAACTGCATCGTTCCTTTATCACTCACAACACCAATAAAACCACTTTCAGCGTTGTGAGTTATTTCATAATCAATAGGAACAGAAACAGAACCATCATTAATCACTGTCACTTCAAGAACCCCATTATCATTTGGTTCAGCAATAAATTCTTTTAATATGTCTGAATATTTAAACGGGTTACTGCAATATATTTCAATATTTCCAGTTATACTATTCGATCCAGGACTAGGGATACTGTTTCCAATCTTTGTACCAATAAAATATTTATCTGGTTCATCATTAAAAATAATTTTAACCTGTTCATCTTTTAAAAGACGATTTAATTTATTAAATGAATCACGAAATTC